GCAGTAGGCGATGAGGTAGAACCGCCAGCCCCACCGTTGCCCGAGTAACCACCGGCACCGCCGCCACCGCCGCCGTTGTAGACCGTACCGTAAGTGCCAGTAACGGCGCGGCCAGAACCGCCATTGCCACCATCGCCGCCAGTGCCAACATCGACTGTGGCGCTTGCGCCGCCAGACGCCAAACACAATGTTGTGCCGCCACGTTTTAGGGATGAATCGCCGCCGTTGTTGCCAGCGGTAGAACCAGTGTTGTCTGTGCCAGCACCTCCGGCCCCTACAACAACGTCAAGCGTTTCCCCAGGCGCTACAACTATGTCGTTGACGTATCTGAGATTGCCGCCATCACCGCCGTATCTTGCTCCGCCACCCTCGCCGCCCCCAACACAAACAACGCAAGCACTTATTACCCCGGCGGGGACAACAAAGCTAAACGTGCCCGCCGTTGTGTAAGCCTGCTGCCCAGCAGCCACTAAGCCCGCAGTGTTTGAACTAAACATGCGTTACACCGTGTAGTTGTAACCGCCTGCGCTACCGTACCAGTTGGTGCCGTCAGCAGTAAAAACGTACTTGTCCAACCTGCTTGCAGTGCTGGTAATTGTTGGCGCGGTGCTGCTAGGCCACTTTACGCTTGCGGGCCAAGTCACCGTGCGGCTACCCGTAGCGTCTTGCTTCAGCAGAATCATGAACGACTTGCCAGCGGTCGCCGTGGGGAATGTGAAAGTGCAGTTGCCGGTCAGCGTCAGAATCTGAATCGTGCCGTCTGACAGGTTGATGGTGTACGCGGTGCCGGTGTTGGCGGTGTTCACCTTCTCGCGGTAGTCGCCACCTAAGTCAAAATTGGCCGCAGGGCTAGCCACTCCAACACCCAAATTTGTGCCGTCAAACACAAAAGTTGACGTAAACGACAGAGCTTTGGAGCCGTTCAGGTAGCCGATGCTGTTAGCCGACCCAGCGGCATATGGCGCTAGCTGGTACTCACCAACTGATATTTTCTTTGACCCTGCAACACCGGCAGACGAATCGATGATGTACAAAAGATCCGCTGCGGCTACGTCTGCTCCATTGAGCGACGGCAAATCGGAGACTTTTTGGTTTGCCATGATTTAGGCCCACACGCGGAGGGGAACTGTTGGGGGAGGGGACACCACAAACGCATCCAACTCAGGCGCTGCACCAATGTTGCGCACGTTGGCGTAGAAGCCCGGATACGGCACAGGAACGTAATCCTTTGGCACCGGATCAGGCGCAGGCTCGTAGATCGTGCCGATCATGTCGATGGCGGTGAACTTCGGCGTCAGCGTCACGTTGCCTTCACCATCGGTGCTTGAGTCGTACAGGGCTGAAAAGGCTTCCGCCTCATCAGCAAAAACAAGCATGTAGTCATTGAACATGGTGGCTCCTATCAGGCGGTGATAGCTTGGAGTTCAGCGTTGCTGAGTCGGCGCGGGTAGTAGGTGATGCGGCGGAGGTGGCCGTTGATTTGGAACGTGTCGTTAAAACGCATACCAATTCGCATATTGGTCGGCCCTACAGGAACCAAACCAGAAGCCTGTGTTGTTGGGCTAGCGCCGTTACCGGAGGCAGCAAAATCGCTGGCTTTATACGCGCCAGCAAACTTAAAAACTGTATTTGCAGATATAGCGCCACTGTTTAGGCTAGCTACCTGCGTTACGCCTCCAGACGCAACAAACATAGTTAACGTAGCTACACCGCTTGCGTTGAATAGCTGTGTTCTATTGCTGGAAGTGCCGTCACTTATTTCGGCAAGAATTCTGCTAGTCGGAATGGTTGTAGAAGCAACTAAGCCCTCCGCATACAGCGTCCCCTCAGTCGCGTTGTACCAAGGGCTCAGCGTATTCACCGACGCTTGATCAGGAGTGCGCGTTACTTGCGAAGCTACCGTGGGGATGTAGGAGGTGGCAAAGGCTCCGGCTTCTAGTTGAGCGCCCCAGATGAAGATGCCGGAGGTGCCGTCGCCGGTGTAAGTTTGGTTTGTACCTATTGTGGGATAGATCCAAGCAAGCGCGCTGCCCGCAGAAAGCGCAACAGATGTAACAACCGAGCAACGATACCAACCGTTTCCTGCATTTTGAATAGAGGCGGTTCCTGTTGTAGTTAAAGAAACCGTCCCTGCTGTCAAATCAAAATACGCAAGCGCCCGAGTAGCAAGGGCCACGCCGTCATATATTTGCAGTGCTCCAGATGTACGTTCACCTGCCTTTAGATAAACAGAGTAAGTGTGCGTGGCATTTGTTGCGGTGACTGTTTGCTGAACACGATGAAAGTTAGTGGTTGCATCTTCAACCAATTTATCTGCCGTTGTTGCACCATCAGGTGCTACTGTTGCGTTAGACGTAACAGATGCGTTTGTTTTTGTCCACGCAGCATTACTGAAATCCTCGCTGTACGTCAGCAAATTAACCCGCTGCTCCTCGATCAGCAAGCCCTTAGCGGCTAGCGTCACGGGGTCGTAGTCGAAGCGGGGCATCAGGCTGCCCACGCGCCAGGACGCAATTGTCCCAGAGCCGCCCGTTGAGGTGACATTTACCACCAGCGTCTGCGTAGCCGCTGTGTAGCTTGTCACCGTCCCGGTCATGTTGTTGGCGCTGTTGCTCTGGTCGCTGATCAGCACAGAGTCGCCACTGGCCCAAGAGCGATTCACCCCTGCCGTAGCGCTCAGCGTAAACGTCTTGCTTCCTGTGCCAATCGTGTTGCTTGTGGCACTGAAGTCCACGCCCACTAGATTGCCCGCCGCATTGGTCCACGTGGCTCCGCTGGCTCGGGTGAAGGTGATGATGTCGCCAAAGGCTTTAGATACGAGGGCCATTTCTTACTCCCAAACAGCGTACTGAACCGCAGTTTGATAGGTTTCTGTCGTGAAGCCAAGGCTTAACGAGTAATCATCGACCGTAGCAGTGGCCAACAGATTTGTTGGAACACCCGCAAAAACCAAGTCCAACGTCGGACCTAGCTGCGCAAACGGATCATTTGCCGGCACCACTGCAGAGATGCCGCCATCGCCATACACCCCACCATTGGCCGTCCAATCCTGACGGACTCGGTTGACGTAGGCCGGTGAGGTGCGGATGGTGATCATGCGTAGTAACTCACGTTCAGCTTGGCGCTGGCAGCCTGCTCAATGAACCGGATGCGCTTCAGGTCGCCGTCGTAACTCAACACCGTGGCAATAGCCACAGGCATACCCACCGCGCTGGTAGGGTTGGTGCCATCATCGCGCCAGCGCACAGCCTGCGACTCAGGAATGATGACGGCCAACGTAGCGCCGTCAGGCACCGTCAGCGCCGTGGCCGCAGACAGTGAAGTGATCTGCTGGTAACCCAGGCAAACGGTGGTGGATTTCAGTCCCATGATGTGTCCTTAAGCGAGGAACTTCAATTTGTACAACGTGGACAAATACTGCCCGACGATCTCGTCGATGATGTTCTGAATCGGCGTGTCGTCTTTCTTGCAGCACTCGTAGCGCATCTTTTCGACTTCGGCCAACGAGTCTTCGAGAAACTCAATGATGTTGCCCGTTTTCTTGGCACTCATCAAGGTAATCGGGCCGATCAGCCCGTGCCGACCTTGATACGCCTCGGCAAACTTGTCGGCCAAGTCAATGATGCCGTCGTAAAACTCATTGAGCGCCGAATGCTTGGCAAACGACCGGGTGTTCAGATGGACGCTGTGGGCCACATCACGGGCCAGAAACAGCGTGCCTACAAAGTCAGCGCAACTCATTGGATCTGCCCTTCCATCGGCATCGCAGGCATCTCAGCCGCACGCTGGTTGACCACCATGTCACCGACCGTCATTACGTCGCGTAGCGTCTGCATCACGACCTCCTGCACCTGCTCAGGTTGCATTCCGTTTGCCACGGCCTGCAGCCGCCGCGTCTCGGCCTCGTAAGCCTTGACTTCAGCGTCTGTTTCGGCCTTGAACTTGTCAATGTCCAGCTTCTGGGCTTCCATCGACTGATTGACACGCTGAAGCATACCAGCCATCTGCTGCATTTCCTGCGCCATCGTTTGGATCTGCTGGTTGGCTGCTTGCAACGCCGGGTCTTCGTCCGAGTCGCCCATGATCTTCGGGTCAATGGTCTTGGCAAACCGCTTGGCAAGCTCCTGAGCACCAGGCCAGTCCATGTTCTTGACAAACAGATCGCCAGCCACGGCCCACAGTTGCGGGTTGGTCTGCAGCAGTTGAGCCATTGCTTCCAGCGCCTCTTGACGCTTGGTCGCGTAGCCCGGACCCGTCACAACCACCACGTCGTACTTGCCGACGCTGGGGTTGTAGATCTTGTCGATCACGATGCCCTGCTCGTTGACGATCTTGCGCACCGGCTCTGGCTGCATGGGGTTCATCTTGACCATGCTCGACTCGCCGTCTTCGCCAATGATGCGGGCGATCCGCTCGGTGTCGTAGATCTTGGGGATCAGATCCACCAGTTGGCGAGTAACATGACGCACAGCCCGAGCCAGATTATCAACATAGTGGTACGTCCCGGTGTCGCCCTCGCGCTGGCGGGCCAGAATGGCCTTGCCTGAGCGCTCGTTGCCTTCCAGCCCCAGCGAGGCGTTGTACTGGCCCGTGGTGCCCTTGATGTCCTCTGCGGCCCCCATCTTGGCCTGAATCAGGCCCGTCTGAGCCATCGGCGGCATGGCACGCTGCGGCAGGGGCAGCACGCTGCCCGAGCCGTCAGTCACGTCAGGGTTGACCTCAAGGTACGGCCAGTTCTGGGTATTGGCAGTCTTCCACTGCATCTCATACCCTTCAAACTGACCGCCGTAGCCGATGAACGGTGCCTTCGGAGCCAGCGCCAGCATCTCGGCCTCTTGACTCGTCCAGTAGTTGTACATCCGCTGGGCGTCCTTGGCGTTGCGCACCAGCCCGGAGACGTACAGCCGACCGTCAACCTCGTACTCGTTGCCGACCACCCGCACCACGGGGATGTACTTGCCGGCCCATTCTTGCTCTTCGAGGATCTCGTAGCCGTTGATCTTGCACCACTTGATCTTCTTGCGATCAGCCTGGCGCGAGCGCAGCGGCTTGCCGAACATCGCCTTGAGTTGCTTGTCCTCGGGCGTACCGGCAAACGCCGTCTGGTTGCCCGGATACAGGTTCAGCGTGGCACGGTCGTAATCGACGTAGAAATACTCGGCGATGCGGATCGTGTTCTCGTTGAGCCACTGGCTCAGCGACTGGTCACCCACGCCCAGGCTCATCAGCGTGTTGGCCGGCGAGGCGTTTGGGTACAGCCGGTGGTACTCTTCGCGGGTGATGTCCTCGGTGATAAAGCACCACTTGGCGTCTGAGCCGCACGGATCTTGGATCAGCGGGTCCATGTAGACCGAGAACGAGTTGCGCACCCGTCCGATCTTGATGTCCTGATTGAACGTATCGTCGTCGCAATACTCGGTCAGCAAGCGGATGTAGCCCTCGCCAAACGCCACTTGGTTCTCGCAAGCGGTGTCGTAGGCAACGTCGGCGTCGCTGATGTACTCGATGTGCCGCACCACGCCGTCAAAGATCTCCGCAACCTCGACGTCAGCCTTGTCGTCAGCAGGGATCACCTTGCCGCTGGGGCGGTTCTGCCGCTGGTCGTTGGTGACCTGATGAACGTGCTGCGGCAGCTTGTTGATGGTCAGGCATGGCCGAGCGTTGATCGTCTGCCCCTGCACCGCGCCACGGGTGGCCAGAACGTCCGCTGGCCACTGCCAGTGGTTGTCCGGGCTGCCTGCGTAAAACCGCAGGTCGTCAATTTCGTCTTCCCGGCTTTCACTGTAGGCAGAAATGGCCTGATTCAGCCGCTGGCGGGCGGTGGTGAGGACGTCCGCGTCAGACTTGTTCTTGGCGCCGCCGCCGTTGGCCACGGCAGCAGCCGATGTGATGCCGGTGTAATCAGCCATGTTACTTCTTGCCCTTTGGCGCGGGTTTTGAGCCTGATTTGGCCTGCGCAGCACGCTGGGTGCTGTACGCAATGGCCACGGCCTGTTTTTGGGGCTTTCCAGCCGCCATTTCGGCCTTTACGTTCTTGCGAAAGGCCGCTGGAGACGCTGATTTGACGAGTGGCATGGTTACTTGCCCTTTTTCGCCGTCTTGGCGGACTCTTTGAAGGCTTTGGCCGTCGGAGCACCTGTTGTGCCCGGTTTGCGCATTTTTTCGCCGCTGCCAGCAGCAATTCGCTCGCGTTTAGCTGCGATGTTGGCATAGAGACCGGGTTTTGTAGCCATGATCAGCACTTCCACCGTTTGAGCGCCGCCTTGGCGCGTTCTGCAGGGCCTTTGGCCTTGTCAACGACCCCTTGCATACGCCCACAAAAGGACGCCTTGCGGCCCTTGTCAGCCTCGGTCTTGGGGTTCGGGGCTGGCGCCTTAAGGTTGGAGCCCGTCTCGCGGTTGTACTTCTCGCGCCCCTTGGCCGTCAAACCCGCGCCTTGGCTGGTAGGACGCTTCTCGCCCCGGCCAACGCTCAAAGACACGGATTTTTTGGTCATTACGCGCCCATCCAACTGGCAGACATCATGCCTCGGTCGCGCATTGTAATGGTACGCGGGCGGTCAACATACTCTCGATGAGCAACAGGAAATGCAAACGTCACCGCAATCGCGTCTGCTGCGTCGGGTGAGGCTAGGCCACGGGCTTTCATTTCCTTCTTGCCCTCCAAAAATATGGTGCCCGCCGAGTTGGGCTTCTTCATCGGGCCGGTCAAGTCGGCCTTGAGAAGCCTGTCCTGCGGCAAACTGGCCGATTTGAGCCAGTCGCGCATGGCTCCCCAGATCTCGGCGCGTTTGTTGCCCCACATCACGGGGTTCTTGGCCTTCCAGCCGAAGTTCACCCCGCGCACTTTGTACTTCTGCTCGGTCAACCTGTCAAGTATTCCGTAGCCGAGCCCGCCCTCGTCGATGACGGTCAGTGCTGGCCGGTACTCCTCGATGGCGTCGATGACGTGTCCGACTGTGGTCATGGTGTCGTCGCCTCGGAACCGCTTGATTGACACGATGTCGCGTCCACGGCGCACGACAATCACGGTGCTGTCCATGCCGCCCCGGGCTGGGTCCACGCCGATGACGACTGGCGCGGTCATGTCTTTCCACTGTTCCCGCTTCATGGCGTCGTCCACCAGATGCGGCGCGATGAACTGGTCTTGGCCGCTCTTGGGAAAGTCACCGTAGACCTCGACCCGGGCCTCGTCGGAGTCCTCGCCGTACTCCTCGATGATCTGCTGGTAGATGCTCTTGTCGGTGCCCTCGACTGTGCGGGCGTCGATCTTCTCGCTCTCCCAGAAGTCCCGCTTGTTGCCGTCCACCGACTCGTAGAAGTACCCGGTGTTGCGCCGTCCGTTGGAGAACGCGAACCAGTACCGGTCGAGGATGTTCTCCGTGAAGAAGCCCGCCGCCACGCTCCAGATCGAGTCCGGAATGCCGCTGGCCTCGTCGAAGATCACCATCATGCCGTCCATGTTGTGCACACCGGCATAGGCGTCAGGGTTCTCCTCCGACCACAGCTTCCCCTCAGCGCCCCAGTACCGAGTGCCCTTCTTCAGATCCCGTTCGACAAGTTCAGTCAACCACGCAGCGGGGTTCAGGCTGGTGGCCGTGGGCTCCCACCAGTGGGCGTTGATGGCCATCGTGACCCACTTGGTCAACTCGCCCCAGGTGACCTTGCGCAACTGGTTCTCCGAGTTGGCACTGACGATGACCGAACTGCCTATCCGCGTGCTCAGCATCCACAGGATCAACCAGCTAACCAGTGCGCTCTTCCCCACGCCCCGGCCCGACGACACGGCCCTGCGCAGCGCCTCGATCAACTCCTGCTGAGTCAGCCGCCCTCGGTTCTCCTTGATGAAGTCCCGTATCCGGCGCAGCGTCCTGCGCTGCCACGCCCGTGGCCCCTTGAAGTGCTCCAACGGCGTGTTCTTCTGCCCCCACGGGAACGCGAACAGCACGAACGTCTCCGGATCGTCCTTGATGGACGGACTCCAAAGCTGCGACATCAGAAGCTGCTCCTCCTCCGGCGAGTAGCGCATCTTCTGCATCAGTCGTTCTCCAGTCGAGGGGTTACGTCGATGACCTCACCCTCGATCACCCGGGCCTGGGCCTGCGCCAGCGCTTCAGTGATCGAGATCGTGCCCCCGAGTTCAATCTGCTTGGTCTCACCGTAACGCTTCTTGTTGTGCGCTCCCATGAGCCACTTGCGCGTGTCGATGCGCAACTTGTCCCGGTTTACCGTGTCGTTCGAGGTGGGGTCAACCGACTCAACACCATCGGCAATCTCAAGGATCTCCCCGGCCAAGAACTCCGTGCGCATCTCCTGCGCTTCCTTGAACCGCTCATGGCGCTGCGGGTCACGCTTGACCCAGCGCAGGAAGTCCTCATACGAGATGACCCTTGGATCACCTTCGATGAGCGACTGCAGGGATCGACCCCGATAGATGTCCTCGATCACCCGCTCGAATATCTGCTCGTATTCGATGTGCAGCAACTCTCTCGCAGCCTTCGTGGGGCGAGGTGTTGGCGGGTCCGGGCACGACAGCCAGTTTGGGAGTGCACTTTCACCGGTGACAACCGTGCCTACGGATGGAGCGAATGCTTGTTCCATAGTGGGCCACAGTGTACCGGAACTTAAGGAAATTGTGCAACAAGGAAGTAGTGACCCGCTGGGTTTTTACTTTTTGAAAAAAATTTCACGGGGTTCGTGATGCCGCCCCGCCAACGCCCCAC